GGCCGCTGGCGTCAATACCAACCAGCTTGTAGCCGTCTGCCACAGTCCAACAGGCCCGACACTCTTTGCCGTAGGGCGCTGAGAGGTTGGGAACCTGTGCCATGTTGGGGCTGTTGTGTGTCATGCGACCTGTGATAGTTCCGTTTGGATTAACAAAACCGCGAACACGATCATCGTCGTGACAAGCCTCAAGCCAAGAGGACACCTGTGCTATTCGCTTCTGAAGCAGAAGGTACTCAGCAATCAGTGTGGCCTCTGGAATATCTTTAATCTTACTGAGCGTAGACTCATCAACGATTGGCTGACCTGTGGGTGTGAACCGCTTGGGCTTCCAACCAAAATCAATCAGATACTCACCAATCTGTTTACGTGATCCAAGGTTGAAAGGAGTTTCTTCAATACGTACAGCCTTACGCTTTATTGCAATCTCTTCATATTCCTCTTGAGTCAAGCGGCTTTTCTTTTCTGAGCCTTGGATGAGGCCCATCTTAGATAGTGCGCCTGTCTTGGTAAAGTGTGGTAGAAGAATAGTTTTTAGTTGCTTAGGTCTGAAGGTCTTCTGCACCTCACGTTCTACTTCCTTGAGGCGATCAGTCAGTTCAGCGACAAGCAGTGTTGCGGCCTGTACATTCAGAAGAAAACCATGCTCTCTTTGATCTGCAATAATCTTTAGTGCTTCATGTTCTAGCACTACAGACTGTCGGCTGAAGCCCCGTGATTCTGCTTTAAGATTATTAAACATCTTGGCGTTGAGTACTGCATCGTTGCGACAGTAGTTCAGCATCTCTGGAGAGTACTCGCCAAACTCTTTGTGATCTATTTTCTGAAGACCAATGCGATAGCCCCAAGACTCAAGGCTGTGCCCACCCTCGCGTGTTGGGTTAAAGAGGCGAGACAATACTAGCGTGTCTACGATGGCGCGGTTCTCAGTCAGATCAATATTGTGTATCTTCTTGATGGCTGGTAAGTCATAACCAATGATGTTGTGACCTATCAGTTTGTCTGCACTGGAGAGGTGAGCCAAACCCTGAACAATCTCAGTAGGCCCAAAGGTCTTTGTCTCTCCAGAGTCAGGATCGACAGCCGCAATACACCATATCTTTGTAGGCTCTAGGCTGTCTGCTTCTATGTCAAAGACAATACTTTTCATAGTTCTATTTCTTCTTGCTGTTCTACTTCCATTGATATCTCACTGAGCCTACCACTGTCCTTGTCGTAAAACAAGTGTGTCGCTAAACCGACATCGCCCGTGTATCTGGACTTGAGTACACGGACTCGTGTGGTGCTGGCTTCAATGGGATCTTCTGATTGCTGGTTACGCTCCAAAGATATCACACAGTCTGACAACTGAGCGATACTCTGTGAGCCACGTAGATGGTTGAGTCCTGTCTCAATACCATTCTCGTGACCGCGATTGCCATCAATCCTTCTGAGGTGCGACACAAGTATGAGGCCCACGCCCGTCTCTTCCACCAGCGTTCTGAAGTTGTGCATTATAGAATCTATATTGCGGCGTTCATCACCGTCCGTTGTCATGGACAAGAGCATATGCAAGTGGTCAAAAACTATCCACTTACACTCAAGGCCCATTGCCATGAAGCGCAGTTTAGAAAACACACTATCAACATCGTTCATCCCAAGATGGGCATGGACAAAGACGCGGTTCTTGTTCTGCCCGTCATAAAGAACATTGAAGAAATTATCTATTTCTTCCTCACTGTACTTAGCTCTGACGCTATCAATGTGCAGGCGAGCATTAGCCTCAATAGATAAGATACCATCAACAGTCCTACGCCAGTCCTCTTCAAGAGCAATGACGCCTACCTTGTCGTTGGTGTTGGTGATGAGCCAGTGTTCAAGCTCACGAGTAACACTAGATTTACCTAAGCCTGTGCCGCCTGTCAGTGTGATTAGCTCACCCTGCCGCAAGCCCTCAAGCTTTTCGTTTAGTCCCTGCCACGGGTAGGCAACGGATTCTTTTCGCTCCCGCTTCTTATAGTTCTCACGCTCTTCACTGACATTTAGAATCCCAGACGGCGTGTAAAGTTTTGAAGCCCACCATGCAGTAACGTAAGCTTTGTGATGACCCAGCTTGAGCATTTCGTTAGGGTCTTTGAAGTCGGTAGGAAGCGTAAGTATCTTCGCCTTTCCGGGCTTGATAATACGCGCCACTTTCTTTGAGGCTTCTCTTCCGGGCTTGTCGTTGTCGAAAGAAATAACCACCGTATCAAACGATTCAAGGAATTCAAGATTTTCTTGAATATCTTTGACTGCACCTTGCGCTCCATTCTTAACAGATACAACCGGCCATTTACTCCCCAAAAGTTCGTATGCCGCCATAGCATCACACTCACCTTCAGTGACCGTAATATATTTGCCGCCCGCCTGTGCAATTTGCTGACCAAAAAGGCCAGTTCCCTTGGCAGAACCGACCCAATTAAATACTTTATTTTCTCTACGGATTTTAGTAGCGACTTCTTCATTGTTTATGTACGCAGGGTAGTGGTGTTCAATGATCTTGCCCGACTCGTCTTTGACTGAGCGAACTCCGTATTTCTTTGCAGTCTCTAGTGAGATTGAACGGTCTGTTAATGCGTGATAGAAGGTTTGATTTTGAGAGAAGGGTGCGTTGTCGTTTGATCTTTTGAAGCTATTAAAGTCTGCCACGTTGCCTCCTATTGCAGATTCATAGTCCTTGAAAAAGGTTCCACAACTAAAACATTTAGCAGTGCCATCTGAATTTATGGAGACAGGATCACTGCCTCCACATTCAGGACAGGGCTTGTGGTACTCCACAAAGTCGCCCATTGTTTAGTCCTCCGTTTCATTGTCCTCTACGATTGCCTCGTCAACAAGAAGCTGTTGCATCTTCTGGTGCAATGCAACTGCCGCCGCCTGATTGATGGTCATGTTTGTTTCAAGATCTTCAATTCTCTTTTGAACATCAGCGATCAGCATAAATGTCGCCTGACCCTCTGGAGAGATCTTTTCTACATCATAGGTTTTATCTTCGTGGGTATATCTCCACATCAGAACTCACTCCCAGCATCGCCATCATCCAGCGCCTCAAACTCAGCACCATCAGGGCTGGCATATTCAACAAGCTCTAGCACTTGCATAGCTTGAAAGTCCAAGCCACGATAGACAGTACCATTCCAAGTTGACTCCCACTCCTTGTACTGCACTCGCACCTTGGAGCCATTACCTACGCTGGTATTCAGAGGCGCTTTATTGCGATCCATCAGTTTGGGTGCGGAGTTAGGCTGACCATTCTTACCAGTAACTTTGCGCTTGATAACAAGGGCTGGCCCCTCTTCCATGTCCTTGACCTTAAACCCGCGTGAGCGGAAGTCATTAGCAACGTCATCAGATACTATCAGGTTCACGGTATACACCGGAGTGTACGTTGTGTTGGGTGTGGTAACGGATGCCCACATTGCTACGCCATCAACAATAGCCATAGTATATTTTCTCCTAAGCTTTATTAAAAAGAAAGTTAATGTACAACGGGATACAGCCATAGATATAATCTTCGGTCAGACGCTCACCCTCTAGTTGGGCTTGTCGCTTGATCCAACCAATCATATCGCTCACTGTTCTGTAGTTGGGCATACCACTACCCAACGTCAAGACAAAAGCCTTGCATAAAGTATCTTCAATATCATAATCAGACATTATTAATAATCTCCTGTGAGAATGGTATGCTTTACTAAGTCTAATAAAAGATTAAACTTTTCCATCTCTACATCAGATACTACCTTCAACTCCTCACCAGTGTCAACAATAAGAATAAAGGGGTATCTAATTTCTTCATCGTTTGATTGATCTCTAAGATTTTGAAGACCTTCTAAGACTTTATCACTTAAAGTTTTTTTATTACTTTTATCAAAGTTTCCTTGTATGATTTTCAATTTGTATCTCCAAGTCAAAAGACTTTAAAGGTTGATTTTAGCATGGATCGAGGCAGATGTCAACCCCCCTCTAACTCCTTGATTAACCAGCCTAAATAGACCTGTGCTTTCTTCAGATCTTCTACACCGTTCTTGTACTCGTACCTCCAAAGGTATTTGAGGCAGTTGCCTTTGAGATAACCCTTGAATTCTTGTGGGTGCATTGAAGCACTGATTGCTTCGATAGCTTCAATCGCTCCCTTGTTATAATGATCTGGTTTATTTACCACATCATGCTTATCTTCCGGGTGATAAAGTTTTCCATAAACTGTTTTACTTTTTGAAACACTATCCCATTCTTGTGGTGTTACATCATCAATGCTCATAGGTATCCTCCGTCTTTAAGATACTGCCCGATTATAGTACCAATAGAAAAGAAAGTCACTATCACCAGCGCATACAAATACTCAGGTGAGTGACGCAGAAGAATAAAGAATTCTTTTATACGGCTTTTGTCCATCGCATCAGTCTCCATGATCTGACCAATGGTAGTCGGCTTCGTCTATGTAATCACGAACAAGATCAAACATATAATCAATGTTGACCCAGCTAGTGATGTCAACTCCGTGCGATTTAACTGAAACAATTTCAACTAAGTTCTCCTCGTCACCATGATGTACAAACTCAATCAAAACATCCGTTGTCATCCAAGGGCAGTCAAGCTCTGCTTCCATGACTTGATTGCCATACATACTAGCTGTCCCCATGATAGACCTCCTGATATTCAACCATGTATTCTAATATTCTGATGGCCTGTCTAGTCGCTGACTCTTTACCCTCAAAATAATTTGCAAGAGCAGAGTTTTCGCCATACCTCTTTGCGTATCTGCGCCGTGCTTTTATTGAATCCGCACAGTTATTTCTAAGATGACCGCGCCAATGATTAGCCAACTCAATACTATTCAATACGCTCATTTTTAATCTCCTTTAGTCCAATAGAAAAAATACCATAAATCAAGAAGTCCATTTCCGCAGGGGAAAGTTGGGGCATTGCTACCCCAATATCCTTGCGACCTTTCTGCCAATCATCAAGCTCCTCAAGGGATGCGGGTAACTCCACAACCTTTGGATGATCGTCAGTCAAGCAACAAACAAACCTAGTATATGACACCTTTTGTTTCCTTATCGAATTTTAATTAAGCAATAGTCGTGGCGGTCATTAATCTTATAGAGGCTATAACGGCCTTTCAAATATGTTGAAGCCGCCGCTGATGTCTTAGCAAAATCTTTCTTTGGAATAACAAACCAATCGTTGCGCTTCATAGACTCAAAAAGATCTCTCCACTTTGATGCCCTGCCCCTGAAATTCATAGGGTTGGGAGGTGTGCCAGCATTAACTTCAAGATACTTTATTTTTGCCTTGCTCATCATATTTCTCCGTAATTGATTAAAGGTTTACCGCACTTTGAAGAAAGTCATAATGTACTTTTGATACATGAAAACCATCCTCAAATTTCTTGGACTTGGTAGCCAGAAAACTGCACCAAGTATCCCATAAATTCTCTGTGCCAATGGTGTGACAGACTGACACA